CCGAAAGGGCGCCGCCGATGCAGTGCACATCACCCATGAGAACAAAAGTTCTCATGAATTCAACCAAAGGAGCTCTGATTGCCCGCCAATAACTACGGCCCTACCACCCGTACTCGCCAGATTCGCGCAAAAAGCGGAACCTGGTCAGAGGCGGTGACTAACGATAACGATGTGTTTGGGACAAAATCCCAAACATTCGTGATTCCTAGTCATGGTGGGACGTGGCAATACGCGGGGAACGAGATTACTCGTTCGGAGGGTCATCCCTTTGCTTCCCGCAAAGGTCTGACCAATGTCGGCGGTCCATTCTATAACCGTAAACAGTACATTGACTCTGAAATTCAGAGTCGTGGACTTGGATACAGTTATTGGGTGAACGGTCCCGGACAGGCAGTCAACGTGTTCCAGCGTAGAACATACACTGGGCCATGTTTGGCTTTCGGTCCTGACGCTTCAACGAATCAATTTCAGTTTCCCCCCAGCGCTGAGTCGAGTGATATCGCACTCAACGCATTGGGGTCTACTGCTATTGCTCGTTGTAAGCCCGACAACTCGATCGCATCTCTCGGCTCATCCATTGGCGAGATCATGACTGGGGGCTTACCGCACCTAGTCGGATCTCGGTCCTGGAAAGAGAGGTCGCTTTCGGCTAAGAACGCCGGAGACGAATACCTCAACGTCCAGTTTGGATGGGTCCCCCTTGTGAGCGACATTAGCAAATTTGCTAGTGCCGTTCGTCAATTTGATACTGTCCTTAGACAGTATGAAAGAGACGCAGGGAGGCTTGTTCGCCGGAGATACGAATTCCCAATCGTGAAGGACGAAAGCGAAACCGTCGTTAATGGAGCACCCGCTTGGGTGCTCGGTAGCGGTGGTAACGTAATCGCCACTTCTGGCACGAGAACTCTTCGTAAACGAGTTACGAAGCAACAGTGGTTCAGCGGGGCTTTCACTTATCATTTGCCTTCCGGATATGACTCCCGGAATGCGCTTGATAGGTATCGCCTCTATGCCGACAAGTTTGTCGGCCTGAACGCTAGCCCAGAAACACTCTGGGAGCTCGCGCCTTGGAGCTGGGCTGTCGACTGGTTTAGCAATGCTGGAGACGTTATTTCTAACGTCGATAGCTTTGCCATCGATGGCCAGGTACTGGTCTATGGGTATATGATGGAACATACCATCACTGAATATACCTATTCCATGACGGGAGTTACCGATTCTGGTAACGGTCCTGTCACGGTCCATCCTATTACCTTGGTCACTGAGACCAAGAAACGGGTTGGAGCCAGCCCCTATGGCTTTGGAGTTACCTGGGACGGTTTGTCTGCGTTCCAGGTCTCCATACTTACTGCTCTTGGAATAACCAGGAGTTAGTAGGTGGTTTGCACCACCATCAAACACCAAGTTAGGAGCATTGCCTATGTCCCTCGCCGATCCGCAGTCCATCACGATCTCAGGTTCCACGATCAGCTTGCCCCGTGTCTCCACGGGCAACAAGCAGTCGGAGTACCTGTCGTCGGATGGGCTTACCGGCCTGAAGCTTGCGAGTTCCTACGGGAACCGCACGCGACAGACCGTGCGTCTCGACCTGAAGAAGGTGTCAGCTGACGTGTACCTGCCGAGCCAGAACGTCGAGCGTAGCATGTCTTGCTACCTCGTGTTCGATCGGCCCGTGCAGGGATACACGAACGCTGACGCACTTGCCGCCTTCGTGGGCTTCAACACCCTCGTGACGGCATCGACCAACGCGGTCATCACCAAGCTTCTCGGTGGTGAGTCGTAAGGTCTTTTCTTCGTAAAGGTACCATCCTTGCATTAACAGGGCTACAAGCTCTGCTAATGTTCATCCCGCTTTATGTGGGATGTGGGGTGATTGCGTACTCGAGTCAACCTGAACCATGGGTGGGTTGGGCATATGATCTGTATTCAGATCCTGTGTCCCTATTCACTATGGTCTGGGTAGGCGCTTGTACGTATACCTCCCTATGGACGGTGCGATGAACAACGGCTGGGTAACCAGTCGGGTCATAGGCTAAGGAGTAAACACCTCTATTTAAGGAGGGCTTACTGAAAAGCCTAATGATGCTCTGGAAGAGAGTCGCCTATGAATGCGCGACTCGATGTCACACTAGCACCACGCTGGACTGGAAAACAGTCCAGCGGCGATTCGAACATGAGGGGCTATCGTTTTTGACGATATCCCTGCCGAATTTTGGAAAGGACTTCGAAAAAAGTCTCGACCAAGAATTCGTCGCTCCCGATTCGTTCCAGGGGTTCCGCAGAGCGGGATCCCATCGAACGAAGGAAGGTCTCCCCCTATTTCTAGGAGGTTTCCTGGAGCTTGTGTTCGATCGCGGTAGTGGTCGGTTACTCGATAAACCAGACATCGAAGCAATCCATTCCATTCGTCAGCTAACGCTGATGTTTGGGAAGGTGCTCGTACCTTGCTCGGAAGAGCGCGTACGTGCTGCGATGAAAAGTTTCATCGAGTGTGAGCAGGAGATCAGGACAATCGACGCACGTCTCTCAGAGATTGATTACTCTGAGTTCAGGCGTGTGGCGAAAGTCCTCTTCGGTGAGATGCTTTCCGATCTTGACCAACAGGTCTTTGATCGGGATACCATCGTGCCGAAGCATGGACCCGGTGCAACTGCTGATAAACTCCGAGGAAACTCGAAGTATCGGCAGAGCACCTGGCCTTCTCGACTCCAGGAACATTTTCCTATGGAAGAGTTCCTGGTTCCGAATTCGTCCTTCTGGGGCGAACTCGGCGAGGTGGATCTCCTCGAACCCGGGCAGGAGATACCTGTAAAGGTAATTCCTGTTCCTAAAACGCTCAAGACGCCACGGATCATCGCGGTAGAGCCTACTGCTATGCAATACGCACAGCAGGCGCTCGCCGAGAGGATCCAAGATCTCGTCCATGAGGATGACAACCTCAGGGCCTTGATCGGCTTCCGATACCAGCCGCCTAATCAGCGAATGGCTAGGAAGGGCTCCCAGTTTGGGAGGCTTGCTACGCTCGATTTGAGTGAAGCAAGTGACCGCGTCTCGAATCAGCTCGTACGCGAAATGCTTATCGACTACCCCCACTTGCTTGGGGCAGTTGATGCTTGCAGATCGCGGAAGGCTGATGTACCTGGCTATGGCGTACAACGTCTAGCCAAGTTCGCGTCTATGGGTTCGGCCCTCACATTCCCTATTGAAGCGATGGTCTTTTTGACCATTTGCTTCTTGGGGATTGAACGAGGGCTTAACCGCCCGCTTAGACCTCAGGACGTACCAACGTTCCGAGGCCGGGTGCCCGTTTACGGGGACGATATTATTGTCCCAGTAAACAACGTGGAATCCGTCGTCAGTATGCTTGAGCATTTTGGTGCAAAAGTGAATACTGGCAAGTCCTTTTGGAATGGCAAATTCCGAGAGTCTTGCGGTAAGGAGTACTATGCCGGCGAGGACGTTACAATCGTCCGAGTCAGACAAGTACCACCTACACGACGGACGGACGCAACTGGAGTCATTTCGTACGTTTCGCTTCGTAACCAGCTCTATGAGCATGGTTACTGGCAGACGTGCAAATGGCTGGATGAAGAAATCCGGGAATTGATTCGTCATTTTCCGGTGGTTCTACCATCCTCTCCAGTGCAGGGTCGCTATAGCTTCTTGGGATTCGAAACCCAGAAGCTTGGTAAAGCGCTACACAACCCCCTTGTCAGGGGTTACGTAGTGTCGGCTGAATTGCCCAACGATCCGTTGGACGATTCGGGCGCCCTGCTCAAGTTCTTTCTAAAACGCGGCGATTTGCCATTCGCCGACGAAAGACACTTGGAGCGTGCCGGACGCCCCCGAGGCGTCGACATCAACCTCGGGTGGTATAGCGCAGTCTAATATGACTGTGCTAAGCGGGGAGAGCCTAGTTTTCCGTCTCACGTCTTTGTTAAAGGACGAGAGTGGGTCAGCACTCGCTGGCCCTTCATGGAATTTGGCTTCCTAAGACTACCCAGATCGGAAGAGCGTCGTGTA